GATTTCAGGTTCAGTAACTTCATAGACGTCAACGGTAATCTCTTCATTACCTTCAACAACTGCAGGAAACCATCCTACATTGTACATTTTGAACTGCGGTTTGGTACGCTCGGTACCCAAATGTTTTGCTCTCTGTAAGAGCCTATTATTCCCGAACCCTGGTCTCAGGGTGCCATAAACCGCAAAGCGCTTTGCTTCCATGAATCAAGTTGATTAAAGATTCTTTACTGTTTGCTTTTGTAAAATCACTCAAGTCTTTTGAGTGGTAAACCAAGTCGATATAAGGGATATCGTACAATTCCGAATGAACTTTACTAGCCTGTCGACCAGCTTCGTCATTGTCGTATAGTATAAAACACTTGTACTTTTCTTTTAAAGGCTTCAATAACTTATCACTGATGGCTGTGTTCTCAGAGTTTGGAGCTATCGCATTGATACCAATCTCATCGAGAACCATCACCTCCTTTAGTGATGAGGTTATTATCAGCTCGGGTCTATCATCGATCTGAGTATACCCTTGAATAGAATTTTTGTTGGTATTTCCCAAGTATTTAGGAGTACCCCCTGGCATATATATTTTGATTCTACTTCCAATCAGAAATGCGTAAGCATGTTTTTTGGAAAAGAACAGACCATTCAAATTATAACCTGAGATAGCGACAACATTGAACTTTTTGAGAGTGCTGGAAGATATCCCAAAAGGTTCCCAGAAGTCTCTATGAATTTTCCCAAATGGTAAAGGTGCATAGTAGATCTCACTCCTCTTTGTCTTGGGAGGAGTATAGTCTATCTTAGCGACTCCACTTAAGCCACTGTAGATGAACTCAATAGCCTGACCTGTGGTCAAGTTATGCATGAGTTTGACAAGCTCTACTATGTTACCCTTACACTCTGGTCTCGCCAGATCAATAAAATAAAGTCCGTTACGATTAGAATACACCACAAATGAAGGGTGCTTATCATTACGCAACGGACTTTTAATAGGTTTACCTATCTTAAGATAAGGTATGTATCTTAGGAAAAGCTCATAGTCGGTATAATTGTCTTTAATATACTGCCACTTCGACTTGAAGCTTATGATCCCCACTCCTGTCCAGCCTCGGCTTTAGGAAGTCTCTTAAAGATTTTGGGGTCATCTGGATTGTATACGAGTCTTGTCTCGTTGACAATACCGACTTCAGCTTCTTCAGATTCAATATTCTCTGAGAAGTTGTACAATGGAATCTCAGTAGAGACTTTTGTCTCTCCATTCTGATTCACATATTCTCTTGCACCGAAAAGCATTCTAAGGCTACGCCCTCTGCTGATTTCATTGAGCTTCTCTACAAAAGGAAGAAGGTCATTATCAGGAGTGCTCAGCTCATTGATTACTTTATCAGTAGTCAAGCGATTCAGAATCTGACGAATCTTCGTCAACTGAATCTTGATGGAGGCTTCAGATGTGAAATAGAATCTAAATGTAGTTCCATTCTCTGATGAGCCACCTTTTGGATACAGAACCAACTCGAGAATCATAGGATTCGCTTGGTTCAAGCTCCATTCACGGATTGTTACCTCATGGACGCCAGGCTGAATATACTTCGGCCCTGCAACGTCTTGGTAATCACTAAAATTAATCATTAACTAAAGATTTCTGACCAATTTACACTAATTGAATCATCAGTTTGCTCACTGATTTTAAACTTCCGACCAGAAAGATGTTCTGGTCTTGCACCACAAACAAAATTGTTTGTTTCAAATGACAAATAACCGTCTGCGCCTTTACGGTAGAAGTAACCGATAGCGTCAGCTTTGGCGCATTGAATTGCAGCAAGCTTACCTGTCAAGGAGATGTCCACTCCTACAACGGGTTCTCCGCTTGTCTTTGATTCGATCATCTTATCTTTTACATGAGCGATAAGAATCACAGTTTCACACAGTTTCTCAAACTCAGATATGACTGATTCAAAAGCCAACCTGTGGTAGTGATAACCTGCGCCTTGAGGCAAGGTTCTGATATCATCACCTTGATAGTTTCTACCCATAGGGGTTTTCTGATACATCTGCTTTGCAATAGGCAAAACAATCTCTTCGAGCTCAGTTACTGTATCGAAAGCAATCCTTTTATAAGGTTTCTCTGCAGCTACAATAGCTTCTCTAAGATTTCTTAAGTCATCTACATTGTTGACTTGAACGCTCATACACTCAGCATACTTGGTACCGTCTTCGGTATCCACAATAAGAGTGTCATCCAAAGCTGAAATAACAGTGGTCTTACCCTGCTTGGGTGGTGCGTAGATAATAAACCTTGAGGGATTTACCCTCTCTTGCTTAACCCTCTTGGTTGGTAATTGCATCTCTTTCTGCATCTAAGTTTCTATTTTCTGCGTTAGACACCTCAAATTTTTCAGGGAATCTTGCTCTCAGTTTCCTGATATTAGCTTCCCTAACCTCATCAGGGTTTAAAGAATGTGCTGTACACAAGTCGTTGATGTGTGTAAACACAGTATGGAGATAATATCTATAAAAGCAATCGTCTTCTTGCCCTTTAAAATAAGCATTGAATCCGTCAGCTGCATTAAAAATATCACCTGCCATTATTTGTAAAGTTCTTGTAGTTGTAGAACCAATCTTATTGACAGGCTCTACAATACCTTGATTTACATTCAACACACGATCCAGTGTGCAGGTAAAATAATACAAGTCACCAAGTTCTTCGATGACGTTTGTAATGTCGAGCTCTTTACCATACCCTACAACTTTCTTGAGGGCTGATAGATACTCGCCTACTTCAGACTTGATTCCTAAGACACAATGCTCAACTTGTCTGTCTCTGTCTGCGTCGTCGTTCCAAGTTCTTTTGATTTCTTCTGTATACACCAATTTATTTCTCTTTTTGCATCTTTTGTTAGAAGAGCGTTAACTTGTTTGAAATGTCCCAAAGGATTGAAAGAATTCACTCCATAGAATCCTGAAGATGGGTGTCCTGTAGAGAACACTCTATACTCATCAGAGACTATGGATTTAGCTTGTTTGCCCCATGCCATTACAATATCAGTAGGAGCAACGTGGAGTACAAATTTAATAAATTTATTCCACGCAGGAGAAAAAGGAAATGTTAAAGATGTATTTAAAAACAATACACCTTCGGAAGACAAAGCTCTAAGACTATCGTCAAAGTTCTCTATATCTCCAAACTCATCGTTCAAACATTCCTTTATCCTCTTTAGTGCATAGGGTGTATAGTTCTGGTCTGTACCAAATGCAATACCATTTGGCGTATCCTTAGTTTGATAGGGTTCTTGACCAAGTACAATAACCTTAGTCTTCTCGAAGGGACATGCCTTGAAAGCTTCGAATACATTAAAGTTTCCTCTAGGCAGTCTACCTAAGTTTTTAAAGTACTTGTTATAAAGCATATCCGACAGAGGTTTCTTCCAAGTCCCAAAAGACTTATTTAAAAAATCTTCGTACTTTATATCTTCGTACTCTTTCTGGTCTTTACTCATCTGTAAATCGACTATTAGATCGCACTTTGTACATTTGAACCACCCGTCGTCTATCTCCACATACTTATGAAGAGTTCCTTTGCAGTAATGCATTGTGCTTTTCAATTAAAAATTCAACATACTGTTTCTTGTCACCGTACTTGATGTGACAAGATCTACACAGAGCCATTAGATTCTCAATGAAATCTGCTTTCTTACTGCCTCCCATACCACGAGCTTTAATGTGGTGGATGTCAACAGCAGTCTTTCTGCAAATCTCACAGGGAATCCAATCTGCTTCTGTGTATCCAAAGTGATCAAGATATATTTTCTTATGTTTCAAATACAGGTCCTTCTTTGATCTTAAGTTTGTCTAAACCCATTTCTTTCATAATTTATCTTAAGTGCTTTAGAGTTATGTGTTCAATAGTTTCTAACCAATACCCTCTATTAAAAACATACTCATAGATATCAGGACAGTGAAAAAACAACTTGTATTTTTCATTTTTCCAAATTCTATCTTCTTCTTGAAGTTGTTTATTAACCCTTATATAGATTTGATATAATAACTCCCAAAATGTTTTTAGATCGATATCTACATAACTACGAATACACAAGTAAGCATCTCTTCTACTTCTGTTTCTGTCTTCTTCACATTGCACCCTACCATCTTTGTAAAAAGTCTTTTCTGTGAAAGTCTTAACAAAAAGGTCTTCAAATGAAGAAGGTGTCTTTGACAAAAAGATATTGTCTGAGGCTTTTAAATAACTTTCTCTCGCCTGAAAGAAAGAGTCTGACTGTTTTCTCATTCGTTTCTAAATCTTTCGTACATTGGTGATGTTATCTCTGATGCTGGAGGAAGCTCTCTAAAATAATTAGAGGCACCTTTGAAAAGTAGTCCTGTCTCTTTACCCACAGGACCATATCTGTTCTTCAGTGTGATGACACTCCTGAATTCATCTTGCAGAATCTTGGTGTTATATTTCTGATAGCTGTTGATGCCATGATAATATGGGTTGAATATACCCAGTATGGTATGTGCATCACGCTGAGTAAGTTTATTGTCGGCAAGCTTAGCTTTTGTAGGCTTTAGCTTTTCTTCAATCTTACTACCAAGCTTGGTAAACTCAGCGTTCTCGCCATCTGAAACTTGCTGCTGAACATTGATGAATATATAGTTGAGGTTCTTTGTTATGTTCATACGACCATAGTCTGCACTCATCCTCGACATAGCTTTATGTAGAGTTTCTGCGTCCTTTTCTGGTGATAACAAAGAGAAGTGGTCAACTACAACGACGACATATTCTTCTTCGTCGTTAGGTATATAGTGAGAAAAAGCCCAATCTGATTTATCTCTAACGAGATCAAACTGGTCTCTGCTTAATACATTATTCTTTAGCGGGTCTTGCTTATAGTTATAATAATAGAATGTACCGTTCTCCAACGCGTACTCTTTAACCCTCTTGTAAATACCTGTTGGGTTAGATATAGTGTCTATGATCTCAATATCCTTTGCGATGTCAGAGAACTCTTTCTCTTCCTTCTCAAGGATGTTAATAACCTTAAGATCAACAGCTTCGCTCATAGACTGAAGCTGATTGACGTCTACTTTAATTTGATGTTTCTGATATAAATGATTACAAAACAGACTCCTTGCAAACTCTGAACGAGTTTCTTCGAGAGCAAAATACAAAACCTTAAGTTTAATATTATTGTCTCTACAAAAAGTTCGTGCATGGTATAACCAATGCTTAGTAAACTGAGTCTTACCGACGCCAGAACCAGCAGTAAAAATGTAGTAATTACCCTTTATAAGTCCAGGTATTACAGACGAAAATCTAGGAAATGGATTTGCTATACAGTTTACTTTACCTTCTAAAACTCTCTCTCGATTACGTTTAAGTTCTTCAAGAGTTTGTTTTATCATAGACGGTCACTGATAAGCTTAATAATAACTAAGGGTATAACAATAGAAAGAGCCAACGCAATAGGATTATGGCTACATGTAACACTCGCTGCTGTTAGGTAGATAATAAATGCTACTGCTGCGTTTAAAGGATTTACCTTTTGAATCATAGTGGTGAACCGAGCTTTGTACAAAGCATTGGTTTCACTCTTGGCATAGACAGGAATCTCTCTGCCTTTCTTCGTAGTCACAATGTACTTGTTGTACTCGTCATGACTATTTGATTTTCTAGCAAGTCTAATTTTCATACCATTGTATTTTCTTCTTCTTGCAATTGCTCACAGTATGTAAGAAGGTCAGATAGTTCTATCCTTGTTCCTTCTTTCAAAACTGTTTTAAAGATGAAATAATCAGCTTGTCTTATGTACTTGTAGTTTGTCTCAGAGTTCTCATTGATGTAGTTCTGAGTAGCTTCAAGTATCTGATCGTCTGTATAATCATACAGCGTTCTAAAACGAGCCATATTCTTCTCGACAAGTTTTTTGTTACCTATCGATTTAGATTTCAGACCTTCGAATAAAGACCTGTATTGACCAATAAAATCACCTGATGTTTCAACGGTAAGCCCTTGTGTTACCTGCTTACCTTTATACCGCAGACTGTTTGAATATTTGCCTATCTTAATATACTTTTTAGCTTCAAGTATCTCTATGTCTTCTGCTGGTATGGGATATTCCTCACCCATCGCTAGCATCACCAAGTAGGTATATTGATTTGGTGATATGGATAGTTCAGTAAGAAATTCTGTTTGGAAACTTATCTGCAAGTGTCTTAAGAGTTTTAAGTTCCTCAAAGAAATCATCCAGAGCCTCTAGCTGAAAGTATATCTCAGCTAAGGACTTCGGATTTAAATCTTCGGTACGCTTTTTCAACAGTTTCATCTCTGATATGAAATTCTTGGTAACCTTTATCTGTCCGTATCGTCCCTGAGATAGAACAATTCTCAACATCATTGCTATACACTTTAGGTCTAGCGTCAATATGAAAATGTCCTAACTCAGGGTGTTCTTTGAATACTCTATCGATATCCATTTACCTCTGTTACATTGTACACATTCAAGTCAATCATTGACTTGTCAAACCATTTCTCCTCTTGGGTATATAGTGTCCTAAGAACATACACTTTACTCTTACCAGGAGAAAGTCTTAACCTTCCCAACCTTTGGATCATAGGTAATGTCTTACCATAATAGGAGTGCATCAGAATATTCTGTACACCCTCTATGTTTGCACCTTGGGTCAGCAATTTAAACGAGGCGATGTTTTCAATCTCACCTCTCTCAAAAGCTTCTATTACTTGTGGACTATCTTTACGCTCACCAGAAACTGTGTTCGGTGTGAGCTTTTCTAAAGCGGGTAAAGAGTTACCAAAGATAAGTAATCTTTTGGTGTCCTTGATAATTTTCTTAGCAACTTCATGCTTTGTATTGGATGTATGCAGACACTCAAGACGCTTTCTGATAGCGTACTTCATCTGAAACTCTGCACTTTTCACACCTCTGTTTTTGAGCATAGCTGCTTTCTTAAAAGCTTTATCCCAATAGACATAGTTTTCCCACTCAGTGGTCATAAACTTTTTAGTCTTGCTACCAGCTTCAACATTCTTTACTGTACTGTCAAGTCTGGAGTTGACTACAATAATATCAAGTGGTTTTGATGTGCCATTCTTGACACTATCGCTAAGTGAATAAGTATATACAACAGGAGCATACTTATCCAGTATATCACCCTTTGTGTAACCATCATACTCTACAGTTCTGTCAGTAGTTGCTGTCAAACCCATGAGCGCATCATAAGTATTGTTCTTATAAAACGATGAGTATGTAGGGGTTAGAGAGTCATGTATCTCATCAGCACCAACAAGTCCGAAGTGTTCTCCTTTCCATTTGTGTGCTGTTTGATATGTATTGAACTCAATATCTACATCAAGGATTCTCTTGTCAATCTCTGCAAACTGCTGTATGTTTTTGCGTAGAGCATCTTCTCTGAGTTTTCTCTCCGCAAGGAATATCTTTCTACCTTCTGTAACAAGACACGCTTTTAGAAACAACCATGTCTTACCAACACCTGTTGCTATCTCTGCAGTACCTTTCTTCGTTGGAAGCCATGCTTGTAAAGCTTCTTCCTGTATCTGATTTCTATTCAAAACAAACTTCCTGTTTGGTTAACTATTTGATCTATGATCTTGTTAGCTTCTCTTGTGTAGAACTTGTAATTGATATCTTTGAACTCGTGTGCATAATTAAACGGTTCAACATTATATCCTTTCCACACAAACTCTTTTCTTCCATCATCGTACTTTTTAAGAAGCACAGGCCCCTTGTTTGCAACAATATATCTAAAGTTCTTACCTACTGGCTCGTCACTATTGACAGTAACCAGATGACCTTTAGAATTTTTTCCAAACTTGGTAGCCATACAGAAGTCAAATATGTTATCTGACTCTTTGATTGTAGTTTCTACGGGTATATCCCTTATAAAATAGTTTTCAATGGCTTTAGAAACAATGACCATTGAATGGTCTTTGTGAAACTCTCTTTCGGTGACAAACATCTTACCCTTCTTCTTTATCTTACCACTGGTAGTTTCAAAGATGAAGTTGTTGCAGTCACGCAAAGCCATCATTTTAAATCTGTCATACTCTACAGGAATCTCAAAAGAAGCAAAGAACTCATCTGTAATTCTTTCCAATTCTTTCTCATTCTCTGGTTTGAGTTTATAAGTAAGACCATCTGTGTTTGCATAGATTATCTTACCGACAGATTGTAGCTTTTCAGCCAACATAATAAGCATAAGCTGACCATTGATAGTTACTCTGTATAAACAGAATGGGTCATACAAGAAAGAATACTCATCATTGAGCTTACCGTAGATAGAGTTAACAGTAATCTTCAATGACGCAGCCTCGAGTGCTGCTTCAGGGTCACCTTTCTTTTTCTTGGCTTCGAGTCGCCTTGTGACTATCTCTCGTAGCACATCAAGAAACTCAGGCCCAAGATGCCTTGGAAATATATTAAATGTCAACATCAGATGTGGGTAGTAGCTACCAGCATCCAAGTCTTTGAGAATAAACTCTCCTTCTTTTAAATAGAAAGGGTCGTTGTCTGAATGCAAACCACCTTTCGCTACTTTAAGTGGAAGGTCATCAAGTAGAAACTTGATCTCTTCAAAGTTACC